CTTTCTTGGTCTGATTCTCAACAATCCATTCATACAAAAGTCTGTAATGCTCCGGCGTACCAGGCGTAGCTAGACCCCACGGTGGCAACTCAATCTCTTTATGCGCCTTTATATACTCGAATCCCGAGTCTGTATCGACAGGCGGCGCCTTACACTCCATTCCGGTATGTGTCTCTACTGGACACTTTTGACAGGAGAAGGCCCAGACTCTCTTCCCTAGTTCAAAGGACAGTTCCGCCGACCTCTTCTTCTTCACATACGGATTCTTCAATCCACATGCCAAACAATGCGTATAGACTCTACCACACGTACAAACAATCGCTTTGTTACTACCAATGTCTTCCGCTGTAAGTGTACTCATAATGCCATTAGCATAACAGAAACCGCTTGGAATGTCAAGGGAGTACTAGTAGTTTTCAGTGTCTAACTGATTGATTCTACAGTACTTATAAATCAGTAAAAAGTGAGTGCTATGCTTCTCTCAGCGCTTTAGATTTATAAAGAATATTTTTTTTTTTTACTTAAAGCATTTGAAAACGCATAGCACCCTACTTCTTGTGTCGAGTTAAGTCTAATGTTTTCAATAGTTTAGAATTTCAATCAGTCTGTCAAGACTGGTCGGACAGCCCATTTCGCTGGCAAAACGCTTGGTAGTGTAGTAACGCAATGCGTTTTGACCGTCGGCAAGCGTGGCAAGTGTCGAAGTAACTCTTAGAATGGCAACAAAAGAGGAGTCCATAGTTTAGCGGCAGCCATACCGCGTTCTTTTCCGTCGTAGACGGCTCCCGTGGAAAGGAAGGGGAAGGCAGCATCCGAGAATCAGACGCCGCCTTCCGTTGGAGGACTTCGTGGAGGATACGGTGAAGATTGATAGACATAATCTCCTTGTTATACCCCGTTTACCTAGCGAGGCCCTTCGCCTCGCGCTGGAGGTTACTTCACCTCTTTTACAGAGGGTGCGGTCGCTTCCTCCAACTGTTCCTCGGTTTGCTCGACATCGGACAGGTCAACCTGAGTACCGTTGACTAGCCCATGTGCCTTTGCGAGTTGGTTTATTTCCGCCGCATACTTGGCCGGATTGACCATGTACGGTGTAACTGCTTTCGCAAAGTCTCGCCGATTCTTGGACAAATCCCCGTTCTTCCATTGATTCTGGACTTGACGTTTGCCCTTATCCAGCACATCAAGGACTACTCCTAGAAGGGAGAGGTGCTGTCCTCGCTGTGTGTAGTCTTCCTGCAAGCGCATGATAGACACTAACTCATGCGCCGGAATCACAAACGTCGGAACAGGTACTTGCTTTCCAAACCGATTAGTGAACATCTCGTTAGCCATAGCGTTTCTCCTTTTAAGACTCGAAGAGTCTCGCTAGACAAACGGGGTTCCGTGTGTACTTCAGCGATTCTACAACGAGATGGTGCCATGCGCCATTTATCGTGTAGATAGATTCGCAGTACTCATCTATAGTGTCCGCAGGGTACGTACGGCACAAAAACGCGAATTTTTACGGCGAGTTAGGACAGATCGCGGAAAATTTTTTTGGTTTTTGGTAAACGAAATAAAAGCGGATCGGTATTAAGCGGATCGGTATTAGTATTTGAATTCTATACGCTAAATATCCTGGTTTGCGGTATGAGGATTTCATGTTCTTGAAAGCGTCTTGAAAAAAGTCTGTATCTGTATGAAGTTAAAAGACTTATAGTCCTTGACAGCTACGCTGAACTGTGCTATACTGTATCTCGAATAGGAAACGTGTATGAAGATCCATGTTCCTAACGGAAATGTAGCTACGCTAATGGACGAGGCCAGTCCGTTTCCAGATAATAGTCCGATTAATAACGGACAAGGTAACCATCAGGCAGTGGGTGGGCCCGGGCGGCCCGCGGGCGTCTCTAGTGCGCTTCGACTACGGATTCAACGAGTAGCGCGAATGCGCGTAGCAGGTATTAAAGATCAAGTTATTCAGCTACGTGAAGGTATTACTGCGCCTGCCTTTCTTTATCTAACGAAGCTACCGGAATATCAGGAAGTCGAGGAGTCTCTCTTCGATGGAGCTATCAGCGCGATGGATCGGGCGATCGCCGGGAATGTCGAGACACTTCGTAACGAGGTGCGCGGGGCTGTGCCAGCTGCCCTCCGAACTGTGATAGAGGTTGCTAATCAGCGTCGTGACTTGAAGACGGCGTTAGCGGCTTCGCTAGAGCTTCTCGACCGTGATCCCGACCGCGTAGCGCAACGAAGTAAACCTTCCGAGATTCCTATTGACGGAGTCCGCCTTCCAGATGGTGTTATAGATGTAGTCTCTAAGGAAGCTGATAAAGTAGTTGGTGAAATCAATAACACAAAGAGGATGCAATAATGTTTATAAAGAAATCAGTTTCAGAGGCTTCTGACGTAGCAGAAGCACCAGAGACGGATACCTTAGTTGAGGATACCCCTGCACCAGAAACTCCCAAGACAAAATCCAAAGATGGGGTGTTTGCTACGCTGAAACACGGCATCCATGTAATTCAGCTTATCAAACACACTTCGCCTGAGCAGTATATCCCTTTTCTAATGAAATGCTCTTGTGGAACCGAAGGTCGATTTCATACAGAAGCTGCACTTCGAGACTTCGCTACCAATCACATGAACCGGAGACCGGCGCATAGTCGATAGCTTTAGTGTTTAAGTTCTAAGCATTAACGGAGTTAAGAATGAAGTATCCTTCTACAATCGAATTCGCTTCTTCGAAAGACGAAAATAAATCTAAAGTATCCGCTGGAGCAAAGAGCCGTCGTCCTGGAGGCTCTATGAGAAAAGGACATGCCTTCGGCTGCTCCTGTGGGAAGCATCCGTGTAAGTGCGGGACGGAGAAGGCAAAGAATACTAACGAGCATTGCGACGTGAATATGTAAATGGGTAAGGAAGAAACACATTTGGAAATAGTGATACGCGATGAGGGAGGGATTGTTCCCGAAGGTGTATCTATTACGGATACAAGAAGTTATCGCGTTCATATAGCATACCAAAAGACTCTACCTAATGAAGAAATTCTTCGTTTCAAACTAGCTATACCACATGAAACCTTTTTAGAAGATATTAAGAAAAGAGACTTCTCCAAATGGGCAGTCTACGAAACAATTCAGAAGGGTGATTGATATGGTGGGTACTAACTATAGAGCGTATGAAACTAAAATTCGTTATCTAAGTTCAAATAAACTTCGTAAACTTAGAGCACGTACCGAAGGTAGGCGTGCATCTGCTGGCACGCCTAAAGTATTACGAGGTGTTAGGTTTACATGAGTTTCTTTCTGCCAAGGAAGAAAGATTGGAGTAATTGGAAACCTTAGAGCAAGACTCTAAGATTCTCGGATTTGATTCTACCTTTAAGCCTCTCCCTATCGTCGGCTTGACTGGCGACGCATGGCGTAGGGCTATGCGTCTTAATAGTTTAGGTTCTTTATATTTCTTTATTAAAATAACTCTTCGCAGGAGACGATTAACAGATAAGCTACATAAACCCTTCTGCCAGTCCCTCGAACGTCGGCATATCAAGGATGTCTACGAGGTACCACGTGACCACTTCAAGTCAACTATTTGTGGCGAAGGGCTCCCAATGTGGAGAGTCCTGTGGGCTTCTGATGAAGATTTACGTGAATTTCAAAGACTTGGATACAGCCCTGAATTTACTCGCTGGATCGAGGAGATACACCGTCCGGAAGCCAGAAATCTCCTTGTCTCTGAGAACATCACAAATGCCGGTAAGTTGGGACGTAAAATTGATTTCCACTACGAGTCCAATCAAGTTTATCGTTTCATCTTTCCAGAGTTAATTCCTACCTCTTCCGAGACCTGGTCTAACATCTCCAAGTGCCATCGCCTGCCCACGCAGCGTAAGTCTCTAGGAGGACACGGAGAAGGCACCTTCGACTTCCTTGGCGTCGGGGGTGCCCTCCAGTCTAGACACTATAATGGGTTGGTGGTACAAGACGACCTCGTAGGTCGTAAAGCTATCGAGTCGCCGTCCATTATGGACAAAGCCATCGAATGTCATCAACTTATGGTCGGCGCCTTTGAGAACGAAGATGCCATCGAAGATAACGACGAGCTTGTAGTAGGCAATAGATGGGGCTATTATGATCTCAATAGCTGGATTCGAGAGAACGATCCTTGGTTCTCCTTCCAAAC